AGTTTCATTTGTTACCGTACCTTCCTAGTACTGTTCTGATCTCTGAATCAGCCATTCTTTCGGCTGTCAGAGACAATGTGGTTAATTCTTCTTGGCTGTTGGCTTTCCGTTCGTCAAGCACTGGTACGGAAATTCCAATTTCCTCAGCCCACACTGATACGTCCTCTAGTCTTTGCAGTGGAACGTTGCTCTCGCTGAGGCGCATCATCAGCTCATTGGTGGTCATTGGGGAGTTAACAATGTCAAGGGCTGTTGACAGTCTGCCCGTCTTATCTGCTGTTGCCATGTGTGATAATGCAGGGATGAACATTCCGTGTAGTGGGTGGTTGCTTAGTAACTCTCTTCTGACCCGTATCCCTACCGCTAGATGTAATACGCTGCTGGCTTCGAACCTCGCTTCTCGGTTCAAACAGGCCACTATCATCCTTGTAAATAGTGTGCAGCCTATAGGCATCATGCGTTGGAGAAAGATTGGTGCGCCTGCTAGTTTGAGGTCGAAACCAGCTTGTTTGTTCCAATCCACGTAGTTGCTGGGGAGTTCCTGATCAGAGAGCAACAGGGTGTCGTCTCCGAACACATGCACTTCCGCGTTGAAGTTGAGATCTTGGTGGCAGGCCATGATCCGTGCTAAGTTATATATTGTGTCATTGTTGCTGGGACCTCGACTGCCTGATGGCACACCCCCTTTCCTATCGACCAGGCGGACCGGTTCATAGAGGTATGAACTCGGTGCGAGGATTGAGGCGTATGGCACCCAATGCTCGTACTCGATTGTGTAATCGCGTTCGTATTCGCTGATCAGTCCTAGCTGTGCCATCATGGTGGCCAGTGGCTCGTGCAGGTCAGATGTCACCGCCTGTTGTAGCTGCCATGATATACTGTCATCAAATGTTGAGACATCCGTGGCGTAGGCGTGTTTGTATTTGCCCATGTTCGCTTGCACATTTGCGACAGTACCCATTGAATAAGGGAAAGCTTCATTCATAAGCTGTCTTAGTATGGTGTGATACGCTGCCGCACCCAGCTGTTTTGAGTAGCTGAAGCCGTCAACGCGTCTCACTTTCGCCCTGATCTGCTCCCCAATAATGTACAATTGCGTACCTATTGGTGCCACGTATGGCATGGCTTTCCTTCCGCCTTGCAATCGCATGTAACTGGTTAAACAGCCCCCTAATCCTCTATGGGCGTATGCTTCCAGCCACTCGTCGATCTCACTTAGCCGTAGTTTTGACGCGTATGGCAGAGCTA